CCAGTGCAAGGGTACACCCAGGTTGTGAAAGAATACATTGGCAGCACTAAGGTCACAGCTACCCGTAAGTCTCCACTTTTGCCAAACAACAATGTTCTAACGGTCCCTAAGGGCGAAATGCCCTACCAAGCGGAGAACTTGTATGGTAGACACGCCTGCATCTGGTATCATACCGAGCTAAACCCGTACAACAACTGGGAGCGCATGAAGCAGGAGTTGTCTGGCCGTTCCAGCCATGACATTAAGATTCGCGCTTATGGTTGGGCTGATCAGACAGCCGGTTCCGAGTTTCCCATGTTTGGTGACCATAACCTATGGAAAGGTGACGCGGAAGAGATTATTCCTGACGGAAGTAACTATATGGCAGTCGATCCTGCCGGAGCCCGCAACTGGTTTATGCTTTGGGGTAGAGTAGATAAGCACGGTATACTATGGATCTACCGTGAGTGGCCGGACCAAAGCTATGGCGAATGGGCGCTTCCTAGTGACAAGGCCGACGGTCGAGCTGGACCGGCACAGAAGGCGGGTGCTGGCCGTGGGGTGAATGAGTATACCGAGCTTATCTGGAGCCTTGAGACTGCCGGAGACAAGCGCGAGATGATCGTGGACCGCTGGATTGATCCTAGAACCGCCGGTACAGAGACGATCACCAAAGACGGTGGCGTTACAGTGTTAGACTTGCTTTATCAGGCTGATAATCCGCTTATATTTACGCCTTCAGCAGCCCTGCCAATTGAGGAGCGTGTAATGATTATCAATGATCTCTTGTCGTGGAATAGAGAGAATCCAATGGTAATGGGTGTAAACCATCCTAAATTAATGGTTCACGAGTCTTGTCAGAACTTAATATACAGTTTAAAGGAATGGTCTGGACAAGACGGACAAAAAGGTGCTAGTAAAGATCCAATTGACGCCTTAGGGTATATGGTGGTAATGCAGCCACAATATTTTGGAGGCGAACAATGGGAAAAGCAAGTTAAGCAAATGGCTAAATGCGGTTCCTATTAAAAGTTTAATTGTCTATGTATTCAGCTTCTTCAGATCCTTTAGCTATTGCAACAGCCGTCCCTGACGTTGGGGATCTGTTGAGTGAGTACAATCGCGCAATGATTAATTCGACGCAGGGTAACCTGACGACGAAGTTCGATGATGTGCGTTTTGCTCGGTGGGCTGGACAAAGTGAAGACGGGAAAAAGCATAGTAATTTGCGTAACGAAGGTGATCCTGCTTGGCCGTTTGAGGGAGCTAGCGACGTGCGCAACCGGCTGATTGACTCTACCTGTAACGAGTTGTCTGCGTTGATGGTGACTGCTTTTGAGCGGGCTACAATTCGCACAAGTGGGATTGACATGAATGACATGACAATTAGTGGCATTGCTACTACGTTGCTTCATTGGATTCGCGATAGCAAGATGCCGCTGGAGCTTCGCCGGGAAGCTGAGCTTGGCGCTCAGTACGCTTTCCAGTACGGCTGGTCTGCCTTCTTTGTGGGCTGGAGACAGAACATCAGCAAGCGTGAGCAGCCAGTAACGATGAATGAAATCATGGTTTTGGCGCAACAGTCGCAAAGTCCAACGCTCATGCAGTTGCCGGACTTGATCATGCAGCAGTCTGATGAAGCTGCGGCTATTCTTGAGGCGACTATCCCAGATTTAACAGCCACTGACGCAAAACGAATGGTCAAGGAATTGGCCGAAACTGGAGCTACGACTAGAGATGAAGAATACGTTAGCAAAAACCTTCCTGAGATTATTGCTCTTAAGCCTTGGGATGAAGTTCTTGTTCCGCCTGAGACAGCGGACTTGCAACGAGCCCGTGTAATCTTCCGCCGGACTTGGATGTCTGAGGTGGAGATTCGTGAGAAGATTACCACAGAAGGCTGGAACGCAGACTGGGTAGAGTTGGCTGTGCAGATGGCTGGCAAAAGCAGCACGATGTACAACACAAACATCCTGCCTAGCACGGAGCTATTGGTGTACAACGGCATCAACTATCAGAACATGATTGAGATCGTGTACTGCTACACCAAGAGCTTGGATGGTAAGGCTCCGTGCATTTACTACACTGTTATTTGTCCACAAGCAGCCGTTGATCACCGTAAAGAACAAATCTCTTACGCTATCCATGAAAGACTTGATTACGCGCACGGAGAGTATCCGTTTGTGGAGTTCCGTCGTGAGTGCATTCGCCGTGCCATTATTGATACTCGCGGCGTCCCTGAGCTTGCTCACACGGACCAAGATGAAGTTAAAGCGCAGCACGATTCCATCCGGGATTATACTGCCTTCGCGACTCTTCCTCCCATCAAAGTCGTTAAACGAATTGGAGCCATCAATCGAATTGGCCCCGGAGTATCTTTGCCAGTTGTAAACCAAAGCGATTACTCGTTCATGGAACCGCCAGCCCGCGAGCCGGGTGTAGCGTTTAACTTGATTCAGCGCGTCGAAGCAAGTCATGCAGCTTACTTTGGCACACTGAATGGACAAGTTGATCCTCGAAAGACGCAGTTGTCTCAGCAGATGATGGTCAACACTTGGCTGCTGACTTGGCGGACAATCTTTAGGCAGATGTTCAGCCTGTGCTGTCAATACATGTCGCCTGCTGAGATACAGCGCATCACCGGCGGACAGTTGCCGCAAAGCCTGTCTGAGATCCATAACGAGTTTGATCTTACGGTCAAGTTTGACGTGATGGATCTGGATAAGGATTACATTGCACAGAAGATCGATTTCCTCACCAAGGTCGCTCAGCTCGACACCGGTGGCGTTCTAAACAGGAACAAACTCACCGAGATGATGATTCAAGCGATTGCTCCAGAGGTAGCGAAAGACTTGATTCTTAACCCGCAGGATGCAAGTAAGCAGATGTTTAAGGATGTGCAATCTGACATCGGCAACATGCTGCTTGGTAACGAGGCCCTATACCAAGAGAACGATCCTACGGCGCAGACTAAGTTGCAGTACACACAGCAGATCATGCAGTCCAACCCCAAGGCTCAAGCTGCGTTGCAACAAGATGAGAACTTTAAGGCGCTGTTTGATAACTACGTCAAGAGTTTGCAAATGTCGATTATGCAACAGCAAAACGCGCAGATTGGTCGAATCGGCGTAACTCCTGTGGCACAGCAGCCACAACAGTAATATGACGGAAAATCAAAAGGCGGCCTTTGGCTTTTCAGGGAAAAACATTGTTTGGTCAGAAATTTGTCAACTTGTTCAGCAGCTACAAGAGCAGCATTGGATGATTGCCATAAGTAAAGACTGCAAAGGAGAAGATAGAATACATACAGCAGGGCAAGCTGATGGGATTAATTTAGTTCTAAGCGCGCTTATTGAATTAAGAAAACAAGCTAGACAATTAAATGGCTTGACTCCTGAAGAAGATTTGGCATAAAGCCACTAACGGGCCTTCCAGCGTTACTGGATTGATTAAATAAAGGGCTTGCTACCGTTATAGCATGAATAACACAAATACACAGCCTGACGCCGGGAGTCAGGAGGCAGAAAGTACACCCGTTGCAAATAACCTCGGAAGGGTTGACGAGCACAGCCTAGCTGATTTCGTTAAATCCAATTTCCTAAACGAGGAGGAGGCGGCTCCAGCCAAAGAGGAGCAGGCAAAGGCTGACGTAGACACTGAGGAGCCAATTACGGACTCGGAAGTGGAAGCTGAAGCGGAAGCCGATCAGTCCACCGATGAAGAAGGTGAGCCTGAAGAGAGTTCTTTGAGCCGAGGCGTCCAGAAGCGTATCAACAAATTAGTTGCTGCGAAGAAAGCCGCTCAGGCACAACTTGAAGAGAGAGAAGCCAGATTAGCGCAGATGGAGCGCGAGATGCAGGCGTTAAAGTCTGTTCCGCAAACCAGTGCGCCAACCGTATCTGACGCTATTGAGGCGCTTAGTTCCGTTCAGGAAGTAAACGCTGAATTTCAGCGAGCATTATATGTGTTGGATTGGTGCGAAGATAATCCAGATGGCGGTGTAATTACTGATCCGCAAGGTAATCAGGTTGAATTAGACAACCATCAGGTTCGCGACATGAGAAAGCTGGCTAGACGTAGAAAGGAAATTGAGTTGCCAGCAAGGCTTCAATATTTGAACCAAAAGTCTCAAATTGAGCCAGTGCTGACAGCTAAACATCCTTGGATGCGTAAGCCGGAAAGCGAAGAATACAGGGTAGCGCAGCAAGTATTGCGTGATTTTCCTGAAGTAAAGCGCCGCCCGGACCACATGCATCTGGTTGCCGCATTGATTGAGGGACTGAAGGTATTTGCAGAACGAGATTCTGGAAAGGCCAAAGTCGCGCCAATTAAGCGAGCGCCAGCACAGCCAAGCGTCAAAGCTCCTCCTAAAGTTGATAAGGATGAATCTTCTAAAGCACAAAAGTCCTTTCTTAAGGATACTTCAAGCAGAGATGGATTGAGTGACCTAGTAAAAGCAATGGGGTTTGTGTAAGCCCCAATTTAACTCAGTAACCTAACTCAACTTATTTAGCATTATGGCACTTCTAACTGAACCTAATCTTAGTGGTCGCGGTAAACGCGAAGACCTCATGGACATGATTGCGCTTGTCGATGCAAAAGACACGCCGTTCACGTCTATGGCTCGTAAAGGCAGCAAGCCCGGAAATATGTATTTCCGCTGGCAGGCTGATAGCAATCCTGCTCCTCAAGTAGGCGGGACAATCGACGGTACGGACGTTAGCTCGTACACAAACTGGGACGTGGGCTACCGCGCCGAGTTGGCAAACTACGCTCAGGTGTTCCGTATGCCTGCTGTCCGTGTATCCAAGCTTTCCACTGACATCGCCCAGGTGGCCGGTGTGCGTGATGAGCTGGCATACAACGTCAGCAAGTCCATCCTTCAGTGCAAGCGTTCGATTGAGACGACTCTCTGCTCGAACCAGACTGCACAGCAGGACAACGGATCTGTTCCTTACCTCACGGCAGGGATTCAGACCTGGATCAGCACCGCTGGTACTGGCACCCCAACTCCCGGCGACATCCCTTCGCAGTTCCGTACTCCTACGGACTCGATCTTGACTGGCGCGTCCAGCGGGTTGACCGATACGGCAGTGCAGGGATTGC